TCATTTCCGGCGCTGCTGAGCCGCGCGAGAAAGGGCCTTTCGGCTCGCCTTCTTGCGGTAATAGGCGACCATCTCAGGGCTTTGATTGGTGACTGCCTGGATTTCGGCGTCGCTGCAGCCAGCCTCTGCAAGCCGGATGATTGCCAGCTTCCTCAACCCGTGCAGCACATACTTTTTGGCCTTAGGGCCTAGCTTCCCGCGCCAATTGCGGAAGGCTGAGGACACCGCATAATACCCGCGGGGCTGGGTCAGGTTCTTTGCGAGCACGTGGGCTCCCTGGCGCGGGGCATCTGCAATGAACTGGCGCAGAGCAGCAGGGCAGAATACCTCGATCCGCTCATCGCTCTTCTCGTCCAGAACACTCATCCAGTCGCCGTCGAAGTCGGAGAACTTCATGGTGATTGCAGCATTCGGGCGCTGGCCGGTGTTCAGGATCAGAAAGGCAGCGGTGCGCACTGTCTCAGGCGCTTCTTCCAACTTGTTGACCATCCATTCCGGCCAGGGCTCATATTCGCTTTGCTTGCCGAAATGATCGATACCTTTGGCCGGATTCGGTCCTAGAGGCCAATCCAGTTTGTTCGCACCGTAATTCCACAAGAGGCTGACCACTTGCAGATAGCGATCGGCCATGCGCGGTGTCTCTCCGAGTTTGGTGTGCGCAGCGCGAATTGCTTGCCGGGTTGTGTTGCGCACATCTTTACCCGCATTCTTCTCAAGAATGCGCTCCATGTCGCGGCGGTACTTTTGCTTTGTGCCTTCCGCTAGCTTGCCCTGAATGCGCGGATCGTTTCTCCAGGCGTCAATCAGCGCCCGCCATGTGTACTTTGCCGGTTTGGCCTGCTTCACATGCTTCCCGGACCGGCATTCCCAATAGAGCGCGTCCAGGCGCTCCGCGTCGCCTCGCCAGTCCAGTTTGACGGTCTTCTCTTTTCGCTTGCCGCCCTCAGTCCAAGTGACACGGTGGTACGGCTCCCAGGCATCCTGGCGCCTGTTCAGCTTCCAAGTCAGGTTTGGCTTTGTGATCCGTGGCTTGGCGGGCTTTCTCAAAGCTCAAAGTCCTCGGCTGGTCGGGCGGCCTCACCGCTCAGAATGGCCCGTAGATCGTCGGTGCGCCAGCGCTCCACGCCATCGGCCAAACGCACGGGCCGCGGCAGCGCGCCGCAGCTCACCAGCTTGCGGAAGCGCGACACGGACAGATCAAGATAGGCCGCAGCATTGGCTTCCTTGAACGCTGCCGGCTCATGCTTTCCCATCTATTTCATCTCCTGTAGTGCGGCGCGGGGGCAAGTGTGCGGTCTAACGGTCATACTGCCTTCTCCGTGGTGTCGACTTAGGTGACCTAGGCGGACAGCGCCGGTTCGAACTCAACCGGCATGAAAACCTCGTGGACAACCGGATGCTCAAGGAACGTCTCTTTCACCACGCAGCGATATCCCCGCCCAAGGGTTCCGAAGAGGCCGTAGGCTTTCCAGTTGCAGGGCGAGCTATCGCGGATGACCCCGCTGTCGCATTCGTAAGGGTCGGTCGAAATGCCGTGACAGGAAGGGCAGCGAAATTTCCTGCTCGGAATGAGGGCTTTGAAATCGGCAAGGGTAGCGTGAACCGGGATTTCGCTGATCGGCGGCAGCTTTGCGTCCTGATAGTAGTTGATGGCACTGTAACTCCGGTTGCGCTCCAGCGCGGCCAGAACCTCGTCCTGGCTAAGATCGAGGGCTGCGGCATATTCGGGGAGGACACGGGTCAGCAGCTTTTCCATGCTTTCCGCCCGGCGCTCTCCGGTTTCACCATCCCAGCTATCGCGACCCATCTGCTTGATCGCTTCAAGCGTGGCGCGGGATTCCTCGTTCAAGCAAAGTTCCATGATAATCTCCAAAGGGTCAAACTGCGTCTTGAAAGCAACCGGGCGGGTATTGCGGCAAAGAGAGTGAACCTGGCGGGCAGGTTTCATGCAGGACGCGGTGTGCGGCTGCTTCATGCTGGTTCGGGTGCCCGGTTGCTGTCATGGCGCAGTGCGGATGCGGTCCTGGGTGGCAGCGATCCAGTCCCGGTCGGAGCCGTACCATTCGACCCAGAGCGCGCGGTCGCGGTGGATGGCGGTTTTGGACGTGTCGAAATCGCCCTGGTGGTGGCCGTCGCAGAGGGGGATTGCCTCGTGGTCCGGAACGCGCTCGCCGCCGTGGCGCTCGCAGATCGGGTGGTGCGCCGTGGTCGGGGAAAGCTGGGTGTAGCCGAAAGCCTCGCAAATACAGCAGGGTAGGGCGCGGACTTTACGCAGGTACTCCGGGTTCGGCTTGGCCTTGGGCTGCTTGAGGCCAAGCGGCGGCTTGTTCATGATGTTCATTTCGCCACCTGTAGCCAGGGGTCAAAGCCCATCTCCGAAATGAAGCGCAGCTGCGCCTTGCGGAAGTACTGGGCGAACTGGCTTTCGTTCATCTTGCTGAAAGCCGTGGACTGCACGCGGATCTCCCATTGCCCGGTCAGAGGGCTGAAATACTCGTCGACATAGCCGCAGTATTTCTTGAGGTCGGCGTGCAGACGCTCGGTGGTGGGCCAGACGTCGCAATGCTCGATGGCGGTGTGCAGGCCCGCCCAATAGGCGGAGTTCCGGGGCAGGCCGCGGCCCTTGCGGGGCTTGGCGGTCAAAACCTGGCCGGGCACCAGATCCTCTAGCATCGGCGCGCTGTGCCGGCCGTAGGGTTCAAGGCCGCCCGGCGTCTTGATCAGCAGGATATCGGGAGCCTTGTCCATTACGCGGCCTGCTCACTGGTGTTGAACGGATCATCCTCGGTCACCGCGTCGTCATCCTCGGTGGCGGCCAGGTCGGCCTGCACTGCCATCTTCTGCAGCGCGTCGAGCTTGATCTCGGTGCCGGGCAGCAGACCGTTGACGACTTTGCGCGCCCAGTTGTCGTTGGCTTTGACCTTCTCGCTGTTCCACCAGGCGGTGAAAGCAGCCTTGCCGCGTTTCGCAGCTTTTTCAGCGTCATGCAGGACGGCGTTGATTTCCTCGGCAGTCGGTTCGGCGGGCATCTGCTGCCCCTGGGGTGCTGCCAGCGGCGTGACCGTGTGCTGCTTCTTCTTGCCCCGCGTTTCAGCGAGAAAGAACGACTGCGGCGCCTCCATGTGGGAAAGGTGCGAGATGCGGATGCCGCCGACCTTCATGCCGCCGTACTTCACATCGGGATCGAGATAGAGCGTCATGGAGCGGCCGACGTAAGCGGCGCTGTCATCACCCCAGACGCGGATCAGCAGCCGGCGCATGGTCTTGCAGGGCTTGAACGGCTTGCCGTTGTCGCCTTCGAACTGGATCCAGACGGGCTGTTCTTCGGAGGTGTTCACCCTAACGCCAGTCACGCGGATGGTGCGGTCGCCGCCAATCAGGTCATCGGCGTTCAGCTGGTCGGACTTGGCGGCGATGGTGTGCAGAATAGAGGTCACAGGATCATCCCTTCATAGTCGATACGTTCAGTGGGGGTGTAGACAGCGTCGTTGGCAGTGGCCGTGCGGTAGTCGGCGATGATGCCCTGCACGGTTTGCTCGAAGGCGCGGGCCGCCTCGCCAATGGCCGCCTGATAGTCAGGATCCGGCAAAACCCGGTGCACCATCATCGGCAGGCCGTGCGAGAAGCTGATGAAGTCGCACCAGTCGCGGCCGGACAGCAGGAGGCCGGCCTGTACCTGGGCCATGTAATCCTTGGGGATGCCTTCGCCGCGCTCGCGGGCGGTGATGCTGGCGATGTGCAGATGCGGGTCGCGGCTCTTTACCTCGATCAGCCCATCAGCGCCCACCAGGCCGTCAGGCGAGTAGCCGAAGTGCGGGAAGCGGTCGTTGGTGATGAAACCCACCTCGATCACCCTGGCGTATTTCCTGGCATAGAGCTCCCGGGCAACTTCCTCGTCGATATGGCCGCGCAGCATCTTCTCGGAGGTGAACAGATCTTCCTCCGGGATGCCGGTGATGCGCTGCACTGCGATCTTGTTGGCCAGGGCGCGGGTGTTGTCGTTTGCTGCCAGCTTGAGGGTCGGCGTCACGATCTCTTTGACTGCGCTGGCGGTCAGCACACCGCAGCGCAGCTGGTGCCATTCATCGCTGCCTTGCTCTGCGTTGTGCAGCTTGACGGGTGAAAACTGGTTCATGTCTCGCTCCTTTGGAAAAGACCCCCGGCGGCGCAGAGTTGCGGCAATGCAGCCGCCGGGGGTGAGTAGGGCGCCAGGACGTAGGACAGGAGGCGCCCGACTGGGGAGGTTCAGGGTGTCTGGTGCCACATGGTGCGCAGCGTCTCGGCGTGGCCGGTCAGCTGGGCACCGATGGAGAGGGCGCCGATAGCCATGCAGGACCAGAAGACGAGGCGGACAGCTGCGGGGCTGGACAGCCAGGGCTGAGGGCGCGGTGCGGGGTGCTTCCACGGCCCCTTGTGCCACTTGTGATCAACTCCCCGGCGGCGGCTGCCGTGAGTGGTGGTCTTTGCCGCCGGGGTGGAGGCGGCCAGTCGGCGCGCCTCGGAAATCATGGATGCGTCTTGTTTCATGCTCAGAACCAGCTCCGGCGCTCTGCAGCGGCGGCCTTGTCCAGAGTTTCCAGCAGGTCGATGGCCAGCGGGATGAAGCGGTCGGCGTTATCCCATGCGCAATACCAGTCGATAAGGTGGCAAAGGGCGTCTGCGCCTTCCAGGGCCACGCGCTGGGTCAGCGCTGCAATCGTCTCTTCCGGCTGCTCCTGATCAATCAGCACGTCGGCCAGATCGGTCAGGGCGCGCAGCGGGCTGTCGCCATAGCCGGTGATTGGCGAGCCGGGCTCAAGAAAGGCCGCGTGCGTGTCCAGGCAGGCCGGGTTGGGCGGGGTGAATGGGATCACAACGACGGTGAGGGCAGGGGCGCTGTCCAGCATCGGTTACGCCTCCTCTGCCAGGAGGTCATAAGCCTCATCCGGGTTGACGTATTCGCCGGTTTTAGCCGGCTCGAAGTCGTCGGCGCAGGCGTGGCAGACGTTGAAGCCGAAGGCGGCACGGACAGCGCGGGTGTGCTCTGCAGAGAAGTCGTCGCCCATGTGGTCGTCAAAGTCGGTGACGTCTTTGCAGCAGCCGCAGGTGAAAACCGGAGCGGCAACTTGGCCGGTTGCGATGCGGAACTTTTCAGTCAGTGCGTTCATCTCGGTTCTCCCTTTGCTTGAGAACTAAGATAATCCACAAAAGGTGGATGTGCAATGATAGAAACCACAAAAGGTGGATTTTTGTGCTGCTCTCGGCGGCCACCTAACCCGAGCGAAGGAAAATACTTAGTGCCTGGAAGGCGCGCGCATCAGGGAGGGACTGTGCATGGATCGTGGTGGGTCGGAGCGGGACGAAGCTGCCATTCGCCGCACATGCAGCCTGAGCGCCCCTCCCCCCAGGTGTCTGCTATGCGCAAGTAGACGACATTGAAGCTCTATGCAGCGGAAGACAGGGGCGAGCCCAATTTACCGGCTACTGCGCTTTACCCCTATGAAAAGTACGTCAGATCCTGCTAGTCTCATACCATAAAAAAAGACCAAATTGATAACTTAGATTCTAGATTGCTTCGAGGCTAGATTATGAGAGCTATATTTTTAGTTGTGCCGGCGCTATTGATTGCTGCCGCCGTTTTTTTTATTTATCCGTCAAGGGATGAGGTTCGCTCGATACTCGTTGGTGTAAGTGAGCTAGATCGTAGACATGAATCCATGACACGTTCGTATGCTGCTTACGTCAAAATGAACGACCCGAATTTAGTGGTTCAAGTGGATAGGGAAACCTTTCAGGATTTCCTTGTTCCGTACATTTCATCTGAATTAAGAAAAATTCGCCTTCCAGAAGGTGGTGATTTAGAGTTCAAGGATCCAAACTTCACCTTTGTCGAGCAAGGAATTATTTCTGAAGTTAGTTTCAGCGTGGCCTCTGATGAGTATCAAGTTAGCTTGTCGGGAACGTTGAATCTAATGGTAACTCCGTACGTAAAGGAAGGCAGTGTTTTTGTCATTCCTGCGGTTGTCGGGGGCGAGGTTAGCGCCGGAAGGCAATGGCCTTGGAGAAGTAAATTTGCTAAAGGTCTTGTTAATGCTGTAGTGAAGGAATTTGAGGATCAAATCAACGCAACGCATTACCTAAATCCTGTCGAGGTTAAAGTCGATCTTCGGGATATTAAATTGTTAAAAATGGATGATCTCTCGCCTGATAATGACTTGAAAGTTTCAGAAGGCCTGAGCTCAATGAGCTTCCATATTGAACATGCTGCCGTCCTCATTGCCCCAGAAGGCTTGCAGATAATGGCTCACATCGATGATGACGGTGTCGTTAACTACCTTAGTGAGGACGTCAAGTTGGATGTTCCTGCACCTGAAAGCGATTTTGAATCTGATTTTGAAAACTACAGACTTTCATTTTTGGAAACTAGAGAGAATTACTTCCCTGGCTTCGGGAGTTCTAGTGGAGCATCAGTTTCTCGTGAGTTCATTGCCAGGAAGATGAACAAAGCCTTTTCATCCGTGGATGGGAGTATTTTCGAGTTTGGAAAGACTATACATGATGTAACTGAGAACTTTAGCGCTCATCCTATGATTTATAAGAAAAGTCATGTTCATTGCGGCAGCGTGAAGCAAGATTGCGAAGCTAAAAGAAAAAGTTGTCAAAGCACTAGAAGTTGCGCGAATACAAGCAGTTGCGCTGGTCGAAGCTGTGCGAGAGACTGCAGTAAGTTCGATCTTTTTTGTAAGGCGAAGGCAGAAGCTTGTCGCAACGAAGAACGGATCAAATCTGAAGCCTGTCGGGTTGCAGCACGAGTGAAAGCAGAGACTTGTCGCAATGAAGAACGTGTCAAGGCTGAGCTTTGCCGAGCAGGGCAAGATCTAGAGGTCAAAAACTGTAAGCTGAATAATGAGACTAAAGTAGCCGCTTGCAAGACAGAGCTAGAGATATTGAGAGTTGTCGAAGATTTCTTAGACATAGGAGAGATTGACGGAACAGTGAAAGTATCTAATATATCGGCGTCTGCGCAGGTTGATGAGATTATTTTTGATAGCAAACTACAGGAGGCAGTCATTGTTTCCGATATTGGCGTCGATGGATTTATTAATGTCGACATTAACCTTAATCCAGAAGGCATCGGCCATCTAGCTTGTCTGTGGAAAGAAAAGCCTTCTATCAGCTCCCACATTTCGGCCAAACATTCTGGGTACGAAATGTCTTCAAGAATTGAATTTTCCAAAGGAGATTCCGAAGGTGTACTGATCGGCAGAGTTAATGTCGTTGGGGAGCCAATCAGGGTAGAAATAGAACCTTCCCCTTGGGAGAGTTTGACTCAGGACACGGGTTTTGCTTTGTCGTGTTCTGTTGCTGATGTTCTCCTTAAGGCTGCAAGCATTCTTGACCTTATTGATATAGTTAATCTTCCGGAAGAGGTTCGCGGGTTAATGATTGGAAGCTACACTCACTCAGATGTTAGTTTTGACTTTGACTTTTCTCTTGGGCGAATGGACTTTACTGTCGGAGACACAAGCATTGGTTTCTTCCCTAGTGTAGATGAACAGGCAATAAATTTTCTCTCTTCAGAATATGCGAATTAGAGATTTAGCAGAGTAGGAAAAATGCTCGCCACTAGCGTGACGTTTGCTCTGCGGCCCAGATCTGGCCGAGCGTCTATTGAATACTCGGTGTGAGGACGCGTGATCTCGTTCTAGGAGCTGCATGTTCGAGCCGAATTTCCGGTTCGCAGCTGCGGCGGCTTCCCCAGACTGGGCCTTGACTCATCAACATTGAAAGCCCGCTACGTCCCGCACTGACGTCTTTCCTTAGCGAACCTGTCAATGGTCGCTTAGCGCCGTTCGCGGCTTTCTGCACGCACGAGGAGCCACAAGTTGACCAATGACTGGTGAGGGTTCAAGCTCGCCCGCTCCCAGTTGCAATCCGTACCAAGCCGTAGCCCATTGGCCAGGTTCCAGGTAGGGCATAATGGGTCGGAAAGTGCATTGCGAATTACTTTGCGATTCTACAAATTTCTAGCGTGCATCACGGTAATGTTGGATACAGCGCACGCAATTGCGCCTCCATATCATCTGGAACATACGGCAACAGCGAGAAAATACAGGTGTGCTCGAGGTCGTCCATAGTGTCCCCTAGCTCAAAAGACCTTCCGAGAACTCGCGACAGGGCGGCAATAGTCATGCTCACCGCAAAGAAAAGTGCCTCGTGATGGGCAGAGAGGTTTTCTACCGTTTCACGTTTGCCGTTCTGAAGCGAGTTGAATAGAGCGAACCCATGAAATGACCCATGGATTATCTCGGAGCTGACATCATGTATCATCCCTTCGACACCGCCGAAGAACAGGCCTGCTCTGGCGTCGAAAGACGTTACCTCCTCTAGCATTTCCGCTCGGCTCTCTACAAAGCAAGGCCGTATGTTGGAACTTCCTCCAAACATCTCCAACGCGGCGGCAACTTGCGGGTCTTTTCTTGACAGGCGGGGCTCCCGAGATACACGAAGAACGATGCCTCCAGCTTCATGTGCCTGTGTTTGGGTTCTAAACGTTTTGTAGACTGAATATAACTCTGCTTTCTTCGCACGTTCAGGACCACCGACACACGTGAACGCCGCGACCAATAAGGTCTCATAAAACACCCGTGAGAGAGCGATTCCCTCTTTCAGCTTAAGACTTAGCTTCTCAGTCAGGGATAAGATGGATACCAGGGAATTTACCCCAGAGAGAAGATGTGTGGATGCTACGCGCACCACCTGCTTTTGCTCTTCAGTAACTTCAGTCGCACCACATACGATCAACTCGACGTTGGCTCTGTGGAGCGAGAGGGCAAGTTTTTGGAGAGCCGCATGCTCCTCAGCATGCTTAGGTGTTTCGAACTCCTCCACAAATACTTGACTGCTCATTGAAAATCCTATTTTGGGCGATACCGACAATGTCAACTGTTGCCTAAAGTCGCTACAGCTTCCAGCCTTCCTTCTATGACCGCTTTTTGTGGAACCGGCATGCTGCAGCTGCAGCGCAAGCTGTTCTGGGCAATGGCAGAATTGGGCTCCTCCTGACCACCTTTCCGTTCCACGGAGGATGGTCGGATCGAGCTCGTTGTGCCATCTAACCTGTACGATACACTGCAGTGCCTATGTATGGAGTTTCGAGAAATGAAGAGCCTGAGTAAAGCACTTGCAGTTGCTCTGGCCTATCTTGAGACCAGAAGTGAGAATTGCACTGAAGATGATGACTTGCGGGCAATGGAAGATGCAGCAGCATACTTAAACTCAGCCACCCAAGAGGAGAGAGCAGCAATGGCCGAGGCGTTTCGCGAGCTTAGTAAACCTGAGCTCATTGAGGGCTTTGGACTCGATGTGCTGCGGAACTGAACGTCCATTTTGGTATCAATGCGCTTGCCTTAGCGGGCTGCAGCGGATGGTTGGAAGGCCCTGGGCCTTCTATCTTACTGTGTTAAGGGAGGGACTTCAGTCAGCCTACAGGGCACGCTTTTGCATCAATATTGAGTTCAGGTTCGTTGTCGATCAGAATTTCAGCCGCGATCTCTTGCGGTAACTTGACGGAAAGCAGGGCGAGATAGCATCTTCAGTCTGGAGACACGTCCGGTCCGGCGTCGCGGCCTCTTGCTGATGGTCCTGAGTAGATGCCGAAAAACAGTAAAAACAGCGGGCTGCGGGTCAATCGTGCGTGATGTACAAGCACTCGTTTGACCAATCAGGAGAACTGAAGTTGGCCAAGCTATCTAATGACCTCGAGCTGCTTTCATCCAGAACCGGCCAAGAATTCCTGCAGACTTTTGTTGATCTCTTACAGGAGGTTGCGCAGGTGGATTTTATTGCAGTCAGTGAGTTAAGAGTAACTGATAGAGAGCGCTTTCAAGTTCAGGCCGGCTGGATGGATGACGAGTCGCTTGAGAAGTTTGAATATGACGCTTGTTTCACTCCTTGCCTTGAAGCGATCAAGAGCGCGAAACTAGTATTGGTCCACAAGGATGTGCAAACCGCATTTCCAAAGGATGACTTGCTCCAGCAAAAAGGCCTGGAGAGCTTCATAGGTTATCCGGTCTCAAATATAGATGGAGAAGTGATCGGCCTTATACAGCTTGGCTGGCGGCGTCAGACCTCCTCTGAAGAGTGCGATCAAATCCTTGACACAATCAGTGATTTTGCCGACCGGATAGCGGCCGAGCTAGAGAATTTGCGCATGATGCGGATCCTAAAGGCTTTGGCTCGCGGGCCGGACATGCATTCTTCAGGGGGAGTGTTCCACCTGATTACACAGCAGGTTCAGGCGCTATTAGGCGTTAATGCCGTGTTTGCGGCAGAGTGCTCGCCAGCTGACAAAAGGCTTTTCAACATTCTGGCTTATTGCGAAGGTGGGGAGTGGCTGCGAGAGATGGAAGGTAGATCTCTCACATATGAGGGCAGACCATGTGAACACCTAGAAACACTTGAAGAGTTTCGTATCCAGAGCGGGCTGGCGGATGCCTACCCAAATCAAGAAAGATACCGCACCGCTCCGTTTGACGCATACCTTGGTGTTCGGGTGGACGATGCCTTAGGAAACACGGTTGGGCATTTTGTCGCCTTCCACAACGCGCCCATCACCACGCACAAGCTAGAAACAGAGCTGCTTGCCATCTTACGGGACAGGTTAGGCTTCGAGATCCTGAGGCGCCGTTCGACTCTTCGCGAGTGTGCTTGAGATAGTGCTTAAATCTAGTTCGCTTTCTTTCCCGATCTATCCGTACGATCTGCCACCGCAAAGTGTTCAGATCACTTATCCTCAGGGATCATCCCTTGCTGATCTCATGTGAATGTCGCGTGTGGACTCGGCGAAAGCGGTGGTGATTCCACTAAATCTAGCGCCCGCATTGCGCTAATTGCGCACTTCATGCTCTGCGCCAGTGCTATATCTAGTGGCTTGCAATGTTCTCCGTTTGTTCCTATCTGGGGGCTGTAAAGTGAAGGATGAGCCTCGGTCCCAGACCTCGCAGTGCCCCTTGCTTCCCCATACCGCGTTGGCGGGAAATTTGGCGGCATATCCGCTGCGCCAAGAAAAGTCTGAATGAATGGGGGAAGTATGAGGCGACCGATTGAATACTCTGTTGTGGACGCAAGGCTAGATGCTCTGATCGAGCTGGCGGATCGCACAGGCTATTCGCTTGATGAGCTTGTACCGGCAATAGGTCGGTTGGATCAGAAGACCTTTAAGGCCTGCTGTGAGATGCCGTCCATCCTGCCGCGGTATATCGCGTCCAGGGTCAGTCCGTAGCGGTCACAAAGAACCTCGGCGGCTTCGACTGGGATGCGGCGCACTCCCTTTTCCCAGTTGTTGTATTGCGTTTGGCGAAAGCCGTGCTTCTCCGCCCAGGCTGCTTGCTTGAGATCTGAGAAGCCGCACCTGATAGCTTTCAGGCGAGCACCAATTTCTGCGTATTCAGGTTCATCTGCGGTCATACTTGCTTTTCACAAAATGTGGATTTTTTCTCAATCTCCGAATTGTGGTATGGACAGAATCCACAATAGGTGGATAAAATGCATCCATGAGCTACACTTCAGAGCAACTGATCAACAAAATTGGTAGGGAGAACATCTCCCTTCGGATTGGCGTCGGACTGACGGCGATCAGCAATGCTGTTGTTCGGGGTAAAATGCCTTCCAGCTGGTATGAGGGAGTGAAAAAGGAATGTGATCTTCAGGGCATTGAATGCCCAACGACGCTATTCTCCTTCAAACGGCCGCCTAAGCCAAAACCCCGGAAGCAGGTACGCCGCCAATGACCTGTTCCCTGGCGGCCAGTCCCCTTCCTTCCTCCGCACGTTCCCAACCTAGCGCACCACTTCCCACACCCCCAAAACAACGAGGTTGCTGAGCATGGCTGATCAAAGAGCCTACCTCCACACATTGGTGCGCGGCACCGTCGCCAAGCACTTCCCCGGCAAGCAGAACTGCGCGGCCCGGGAGATAGCCGAGTTCTGGGCGGGCAGGGAGCTAGAGGACCACGAGGTCGACTACGGCGGCTTCTCCCGCAAGATGAAGGGGTCCCGCGAGTTCACACTGAACGACGTGGTTGCCTTGATGTCGATCACCGGCAGCCGGCGCATCATCACGGTTCTGCAGCAGATGCAGGATCAGATGCAGACGCCCCTGGAGCCACGGGAAGCCCTGGCGGCCGCAGCTGCCAAGGAGGCGGGGGAAGCTGTCGCCGCGGCTATCGGCACGCACAATCACGCGACAGTGGCGAAGGAGGCCGGGGACGCTGAGCAGGCTTTCCGGCGGATCCGCGAGCAGGCGGAAGCTGAGCTTGGTGCGAAGGGGCAGGGGTGATGTCAGTTTCTAGTGAGAGGCTTGTCGCTGGGTTCTTTGTTGGCCATTTCCAATGCGCTTTGCAGGGCAGCGATCAGTTGCATTGCTGCGGCATTGCTGCACCTGAGGCGGCCCGTGACCGCCCGCCTTACCTCAACACTGCCGTCAGGCCTGGGGTCGAGCATGTTTGCCTCGAGTTCAATTTGGATGGATCCGGCGGCTTTGCCGAACGTGGTGCATCCGTCGAAGTACACAATATTGTCGCTCATTCTCCAGTTCCCCAAAAGCAAAACTGGCGGATCGTAAGCCAGAACCCCTTAACACCGCGACAACAGCCCCATCGCGCACTCGAAGCGCAGGGTGTTCGCAGGGGGCGGGCTGAGCCTCCCTGAGCCAGCCCCCGAGCCCCCAACAGAGGCAGTGGTCAGTCGAGCAGACCCAATCCCGACATTTTCAACGAGTGAACCCGACCTTGAGCACAGGAGGAATGCCTATGCCTATGAAAGATCCAACTCACCAGAACCTTGACGGTGGCGACCTGACAGCGCGCATCGCGGCGACAAAGACCGGCCAATGCACATGGGCGCGGCCGGATCTGAACAAGCGTTGCACAGCCTGCGCCCACTATCGCGACGGTGAGGTGACCAAGGGTAAGAACCAGGGTTTCGGCTTCTGCGCTCTGGTTCAGGTCCACACCAAGAAGAGGGGCAAGCTGTTCGATGGGGTCACTGCCTGGGCCTGCGGTCAGTTCGCGAGCAAGCACTGATGGCCGACGAACACCTGAAAGCAATCCCCAGCTCGGAAAGCGGCCTGCTTACCTTCCAGATGGACAGGGCAGGGTATGAGCTCTTTGAGCGTCTGCTGAAGCGTGCCGTGCCCGGCAAAGCTGACAACGCCGGGGTTTTCAAGCAGGCCAAAGACCGTGTTGACGGCGCCTTCTTTGCTGGCGCCTCTCAGATGGGGTGGCTGCGCAAATGACTGCCCTGATCCGCCCAGCCTCGTTTCAATCCGCCGGCGCCTGTACAGCGGGGCGCACTGTACAGGGGGCCGCTGCCGGCGACCCTCTGATGGAGCTCTTCGAGCATCTGAAACGGCAGGAGGCAGCCAAAGACCGGGAGGCCGAGCGCCTTGCAGCCATGATCGGTGACAACGGCGGCCCGCCACTGGTTGAGCCTTTCGGCATCAGCGCGCCCTGGTTCCAATTCGCAAATGCAGAAGAGGTTGAACGCTTGGCCAAGCTGCATGTGCGGATCGAACGCCGCCAGCTGATCCTCTCCGACGATATCGGCGAGCGCACCAAGATCATGAACCGCTGTATCCGCCGGATGCGCCGGGCAGCTGGGAAGAGCTGATGAGCAACCATGTGACCTCTCTCTTGCGCAGAAAGCGCCTAGGCGTCGGGTTTTCGGCCAAGTCCATCATCCTGTTGATGGGCGACCTGGCGAGCGATGACGGCTCCGGTATCTGGGCATCGAAGCCGACCATGGCGAAGGAACTGGAAACCTCGGACAGGACGGTCCAGCGCAATATCCATGCGCTTATTGAAGCCGGTCTCGTGAGCGAGGTCGGCAAGCGAAAGCACAAGAACGGGGAGACAATCGAGTACCGTATTGAGGTCGAAGCGGTGGAAATGTGCCCGGATTGCAAGGATGCACCCCCGACACAGCGTCACCGGTACACACAAGATGTAGAGCGCGAGGCACAAGATATAGCCCCCGACAGAGTGTCACCCCTGACAGAGCGTCACCCCACCCCCGACAGAGTGTCGGGGGTACCCCCGACAGAGTGTCACCCAAACCAAAAGAAACCAAATAGAACCTATTGCGCGGCTGACGCCTCGCACCACGGCGAGTTTGATTTTGGATCCTTCTTTGATCGGGTTTGGCGGGCCTGTCCGAACAAGGACCACTGGGCGGCTACCGAGGAGGCGGTCAAAGCACTGATCGATGCCGGCGAGCAGCCAGGCGATGTGCTTGCAGCGACCGAGGCCTACCGGAAGCGGGTTGCCGGCTACGATCCGCAGCGGATCAAACTCAGCCAGAATTTCTTCGCCGGTGATTTCTGGAGGGCGCATGTGCCGGCGGCTGAGAAGCGGGCGGATCCGCAGAAGGTTCTGGAGGCGCGGGCGGCCGACATCCGGGCCCGAAAGCCCTGGGCTCGCACAATCCTCCCCAGCCAGGCCGGGGAGTGCATCCAGGAAAACCTAATCACATTGGCAGAATGCCGAGCGGCGGGGATCAACGTTTGAGCAAGATCGACAGCAAGTACGAAGCCGAGCGCTTCGCCATCGAGACCCAGGACGAGCGCGACGCAGAGTACATCCTGGAGGTCATCATGCAGCGCCGGCGTTTTGCGCCCAAGACGCGCGATGAGCTGGCCATTGCAATTTCACGGGTCAGGGCAGGGCACCCGCTCCGCCATAAGCGAACAACCGGGCAGAAAAGGAACCGCGCATGACCTGGTACCTGGGCATCACAACCACCAAGAAAGTCACCCTCCCGCGCCACCTGCATTTCGAGGTGGAGACGGGACGGGGGGCAGAAACCGTGAGCCAGGAGCGCGGGGAGTTCGCCGTAGAGCGCCAGCTGCGGGCTCTCGGGATTGAGGCGTTCGCCCCGCGTAAGATCGAGTTCAAGCGCCAGGGGAAGAAACGCTACGCCGAGCCGGTGACCAGCGCCTACCTGCCGGGCTACATCTTTGCGGATATCCCGCCGGAGCTGTTTGCGCAGGCTGTGCAGTGCCGTGGACTGAATGCGTCGCTGATGACGGTGAGCGGGCAGGAGGTCCGCAGGCACGTGCAGCCATTCCTGAGCAAGGTCAGCGAGGAGAACGCAGAGGCGCAGCGGATCATCGATAGCCGGGACCGGGCGGCAATGTGCCAGTTTGAGCCGGGTGCTGCGCTGGAGGTGCTTGCAGGGCCGTTCATGGGGCGGATTGTGAGGTTCTCTGACATGGTTCAGGCGGCTCATGATGTGCATCCCGTGATCGAGGCGCGGGCGGAGATGTTCGGCCAGTCGGTGCGGGTCCAGATTGATCCATTGGATGTGAAGGGGGCTGCGTGAGGAAAAAGCGGGACTGTGTCGACATTCACTGCAAGTGCGAAATCCTGTTCCCTAGCAGTCACAACCTATCCCGGGCAATGTCCGCTTTCCGAGCTGCGCGACGTCAGCAACTGCTGAGCTACGTAGGGTGATGAATTCCATTAATTGAAAAGAAGTACCTGATAAGTTACCTGCTGGAACGAATTGGTTTCGTAGGAGCATGTCATGCCTCACACCGTTGACGTCCATGTTGGAAAGAGAATTCGCCACCGGCGTTGGCTAGTTGGGAAGACTCAGCAAGAATTGGCGTCCGCAGTAGGCGTGAAGTTTCAGCAAATCCAGAAGTACGAAACTGGGGCAAATCGCGTCAGTGCTTCTCGTCTGTGGGAGATCGCAGTAGCGCTCGACGTTGATGTTACCCACTTTTTCCAAGGCTTGGAAAAGACCAGGGAAGACGCAGCTGAAGGCCACCTTTCAGCAGAAACTCTGCAGTCCAAGGAAGCCGTTGATCTTGTCAGAGCTTTCTACAGTATTCCGGAAAAACAACGCGTTCAGCTCTCCGGTTTAGCCAAGGTGCTTACCGCCTAA